TCCCATGAAGACCTAAAACGCGGCAATCCATTGCCCACATACTTGTCTCTATTGATGACTGTGTATGTGCCCTGCGACCAAGTGCTCATTGCAGCACTGCTCTGGCGGCATAGTAGTTGGGCACAGGAGCAGCATTCACCCCCAACAGAGTTGCTCTGCTACGAATATTGTTGAGATAGTAGGCCATGTTTAGATCAAGATCGAGGCCAGCCTTGCCTTTTATGTTGTCCAACAATTCCAGCACAGGTATTTTGGTTTGCTCGGCAACTTGAAACAGGCTCACAGCAAAATTACCCGCCACACGACTGTTGCCCATCACGCTTTTAAAATAGCTGTAAACAATGTCGTATTCAGCAACAGGCACATCAGCGTCAAAATTGTAAAAATTGTCAAAGATTCTAACACTTAGATCTACATTGGTGTTGGTATAGTTTACAGTGTTGTTGTTGGCTGCCATTGAGATGTTATTACGGAGTTGTTGCTCTGGTTGGAAAAATCCAGCCATCGGCCTTGTTGATTGCTGTTCTGGCTGCCCCGGCGCCAAAACCTTTGATCACGTTGCGGCCCAATGATACTGCTTCGCTAGTTACTACAGCGCCAAGATTTTTGCCTTTGAATGTGCCGTAAGTGGCGCCAGCTTTTTGTGCTGCACCAATTAGTCCAGCAACTGATCCGGCTTCCAAATCTGCCAATATACCTTCACCTGTGGCCAGCAGGCCTCCTTGGCCAAATATGCTGGCTGTAGATCCGGCACGGGCCAACGGACTTATCCGGGTGTCATAGTGTGCTGTATCTGGCCAAGCCACATTACGGTCTGGCTTGCCTAATGCACCAGAAAAGTATTTTACAGTTTCGTAACGTACGGTCATGCTGTTTTGCATCACACCGCCACCTTGCGCGTAGTCATACTGGTCATGTGCAAAGTTTGTGATCAATGGATTGACCAAGACATATTGAGAATACTTGTGCTGATCAAATCCAAAAATCTGAATATCTTTAAAGAACGGAGGCTTGCCACTGGCTGTGCTGGTACCGTCCATAAAACTTTCACCAATAAAACCCCAGTCGTTGACATTGCCCACTCGATTCTGTTCGTATATGTCTCTGGAATTGTATCCAAATCCTTTTTGTATAGTGGTACTGTCGCCAATTGAACCATTGGTTGTGGGCGCACCGTTGATATACTGCTGAGCAGGATCTTTGTAGTAGTACGAATAGTATTGATACCACATTTCGCGAACATTATCTCCCGAATCATCGTGGAATGTTATGTTTATGGGGTCGTAATTGATCTTGGTTTGGATCAGCCGTTTACGATTGTACTGATTCATCGTGGCAACATCTATAGTGTACTTGGGCAAATCAACTGTTTTTACTGCCAGACTGATGTTGTACCTATTTTCAGCATTGAAAATTTTTGCATTGCGTAATTTTGGAATATCTTCCACGTTGAGGGTAAACACCACGTGGAACAAGAACTTGAATCTAGGCTTTAGTTCATAGGCATTTGTACGAAACGTTTTGCTTGCGTGAGTATAATCACGCAAGCTGTCAGTGCCAGTGAATCCTTTAAGAAAGTCTTGTCCAAACGATGACATCAATTGACCTTTGATTACTGGCCAACACCTGTCACAACATCGTTGACTGTGCGTCCAATAACACCGCCAATACCGCCACCACCTTGGTTGCCTTGATTGGCATTGTCGTAGCCAATGGTCAGTGTAATTGTTACTGCTTCGTTGGTGCCGTAGTTCATTGCACCATAGTCTGCGGCTTTGAGGTAACAGCCGTACAGTTCCCAGGACTCCAACACCACTGGCTCGTTGGCGCCATTACCGCCATCTAGTATTTCAAACCTGGTAAGGAACTTGTAATCAATACCAGACGCTGCTGAGCTCATTTCCAAGAAGTCCATCTGCTTTTGCATCTGCTCGCCAATCAACTTGCTGACATTACCCGACGCATCATCCCGCAATTCGCACGAAACATCAGCCCATGTGTGTCGACCAGCCAGCTTCAGTGTTGAGTTGTAGATTGGCAGTAAAATTTCTTCAAATGTCAAATTTGGACGGGCAAAACTCATAACCTGCTTGGTCAATTCTGTTGTGGGGCTGCTCACTCCAATATTCTCAAACATCACTCTAAAGCGATATCTCAATTTTGGCATCAACATACCTTGAGTACTTGAACTTTGGTCGCTGGCAAGCGGTACTGTCATTTTGTTTAGTGATGAACTTGGCATTATCTATGTCTCCTGTTATGTTTATTTACCTGCTGTCTCTCAAAATTTTTGTTGAAAAGATTGGTAAACTTGTGATAATAACATCTGATAATGTGAACTAAATGCCCAGGGTGCTTCCCTCGTGTTGCTAAAACCAGCAAAGGCGAAAATGAGCTTTTTGCTTTTATAAAAAATATATGTCCAGATGCCATACAATCATATCGCCAGACGTATCATTCTGGGGAAATAGACATATATGTGCCTTCATTGAATACTGGCTTTGAGTTCAATGGATTGTACTGGCACTCAGAAGATGTGTTGACCACCAACAATCAGTCCAAAACAAAAGATTATGAAAAGTTACTCAAGGCAAAATCAATCAGTATCAGACTGATTCAAATATTTGAGGATGAGTGGCATCTCAAACAACAGATAGTCCAAAGTAGAATTCAAAACATTTTGGGGAAGACTCAACAAGTAATCTATGCTAGAAAGTGCACAGTGGCAGAAATTGACAGTGCTAGTGCTGCAAAATTCTGCAATCACAACCATATTATGGGAGCCGGCCGAAGCAATGTACGTTACGGTCTATTTCAAAATGGATTGCTGCTGTCTGTGATGACATTTAGCAAATCCAACTTGTCAAGAAAAATTGATGGGTGGGAGTTGAACAGGTTTTGTACGGCAATTGGTCATCAAGTCGTTGGGGGCGCATCAAAATTATTCAGTGCATTTGTAAGAAATGCAAATCCCACAGAAATTGTATCCTATTCCGACAATCGATGGAGCGATGGTAAATTATACCATAATCTTGGATTTGGGTTGACGCACAGCGGCGCTCCCAATTACTGGTACATCAGTCCCAACTGTGCCGCTCGCATACATCGATTCACATTGCGAAAAAATTCCAACGACGACCCACTGCTGACCGAGTCAATACTAAGAAAACAACAAGGATATTCACGTGTGTGGGATTCAGGCAGCAGCCGGTGGCAATGGCGTCGGCCAGAATAAAAGGGCATTACGCCCTTTTATTATTCACTTGCATGTTATCAAGCACCAGCTGTGATGGCCCCGGTATTTTTGATACGTAACGGAATATAAATGAATTCAACGGCCTTGACTGGCTCAATTGCAATGTCAACCCACAATTCATTTCTATCAATTCTGGCAGGAGTATTATTGCTCAAATCGCATACTACCAGATAATCATATATGGCACGCTTGGCAATCAAGTCAATCATCAAGCTGTTGCAGGTGTTGGTTATTTGATTGCGTGTGATCTGATCATTGGGCTCAAACAGATACAGTTTGCCAATTTCTTCTAGGCGACCGCGCAGGAATGCAACCAATCGTGCCACATTGATACGATCCAGTGCCGTTGTGGTGGTAGTACTTGTTTTGTTACCAAAGTTTGTAATACCCACGCCTGGGATAAAGGTGATCGGATTCACATTGTTGATATACAGTGTGTCTCGCAATGCCTGGTTTACACCAAGTGGAGTAAACTCACCAGTTGTGCCATCAATGTAACCAAGTTGTATGGCATTGTCAACTACCCCACGGCGTGTGCCAGCAGGAGCCAACCATGGATAACTCACTTCATCGCTGCGTATGATAGTACGCACCATCATGTGGCTTGATGGTTGCACGACTGTGCTGCCTCCCAGGTCAGTTGTTGTGCAACTTGGGTAGAATGTGGCGCAGTAGTTGCTGGTTGCAACTTGCCCATCGCCGGCTGGCAAACCAAGGCCATTGTTGTTGGTAGCCCAGGCCACCAAATCGTTGCCTGTGCCCGCCAGTCGCAGTGGAGTGTCACCAACCACAAACAGTGTGTTATTGCGTTCATTGCCGAGTGCAATCATGTTGGGAATCAACTCTGGATACGCAGGCGAAGCAATCAATGTGTACTGAGCAGTGTCTTCTCGAGCACCAACACTGGTATCTATTCCAGATTTCATGGCTTTGACAATCATTTCACGCTGTGCTTGTCGACCTGCATACATGGCTCCGTTAGCTTTGTTGCCCGAAGCTGTGAGCCAGCAGCTGGTTGCGGTGCCGTTAAAAGTTGGATAGTCTGTGGGATTGAAGTAGTTGCTCTGAAAACTCTTGACATTGTATCCACTGCGACGAGTATTCCACAGCAACATGCCTTGCGGACTGGTACTGGCACTCGGCGCATCCGGATCCAGGTAGCTGCTGGTCAACAAACTAGCAATAGTTGGAACAGGATCCGTTACAGGATCTGTGCTGTTGTTTGGTGCCCAGCGAGCATCGGCAAACAAGACGCCATTTTGCGTGACTTGATCAGTGGTATCTATGCTTACCCACTGATCAACACCAGTCACGGGTTGCCAACGGTACATCATTGGGTAATTTTCAAGATCTGCACTGTCAATCCATATGTCACCGTATTCCAGTGGACTTTTGGCTATGTCAGTCTGTGTCACAGGCGCAGTGGCCGCAACAATAGGTCCGCTGCTGTTGGTCAACGTCAAATCATAACCACGCACATCATTTTCCACAGTCTGATATCCTACCCAGCTTCCGCCGTTTTGAATCATCACATCCACTTGATCCACTACACTATAGTACCACAATCTGCCAGTGGCAGGATTTTGGTCAGGTGCAGTGCTGCTGGAAGTGTAGGTGAATTCAGGAGCGGTAACAAAGTTGCTGAGCACCAATGTTGTACCGTTCAGTGAGTTGACGCGCACCAGAGGAGTTGCACTAGAAAAACCAGCGGTGGAAAGTGCGTTACCGGTGAGTTGTGTCAATCCAATAACACCGCCCTGGATGTGAGTAAACACCAGGTTGCCGGCTGAATTTACTGCGCAGGTGACCAGACCTTGTTGAGGCCAGCTGGCTTGAGCAGCAGAGATTGCTGAAATAAATTGTGCCACTGTGGCGCTTGCGGGGATGGTCACTGTTGTTAGCGGGGTTCCGGAGTTGGTCCCGGCAACTGATGCTTGTATATTAAAGGTGCTGGCTGTGAAAGTTGTGGGAACATTGCTGCCAGTGACCACTGTTTGCCCAATAGTAACCTTTTCAAAAATTTCAAAACTTGCTGACTGGTTTGGAGTGGTCAGCCAGGCGTTTGAGTTGAACTGAACAAAGGTGGCGCCTACTGGAATATTTTTTCCTCCCCCAACTGGGTCCAGGGCAAATATTGCGGAGTTGGTGTCAAAAAATGCCGGTGTGTTCTGCAGTACAAAGGCACCCAAGGCTGCGCTGTACTTTTTTATTTTTAAATTTAGTCCGTTGTTTACAGGACTGACATTGTTCCATATGCTGCCAGTTGGACGAGGCTGGAACTGTGTGCTGCCCCATCTTGGGGCCTGAAAGCTGAAACTGGCAATGTAAATTGGAGAATTGTTGACTTGTACA